TAGACTTTGTTGAGAAAGCACCAACCCAAAAGATCATTCAGATCTGTAACAATGTTCCGCATTATGCGAACGTTGCGGAAGCTGATATGAAAGGAAAGGTGACTGTTGAACCTCGTTGTGTTGTGATGACTAGTAACGTACCTTTTTCTGTCGTTGCCCATGATTACTCCAATTGCGGAGAATCTATTTTACGTCGAGCTCACGTGCATTTGGAAGTGCGCGTGAAACCTGAGTACCGTATTAACGGCACCACTCGATTGGATTCGGAAAAAGTTATTGCTGCTGGTCTGGACAGTAGTCTCCCTGATATCTGGGAGATTTCTGCCCGTTTGCCTCTTTCTATGACTGGAAATGCTGCTATTTTTAAAGATGCGTTCAATGACAAAGTTTGTGAGAACGGTAATGAGCAGACGTTTAGGTCTATTTCAGAGGTTTTGGAACAGCTTTTTAAGCTGTCCCGAAGACACTATGCTGAGCAGAAGTTTGTTGTTGAAGCTAACTCCAACTTGGATTTGAAGTTGAAGTTTTGCGAAAACTGTAACAAACCTGCTGCTATGTGCAAGTGTCTTGAAAAGCAGATGGGAATCGACACTCAGTTTCTTTTTGAAGCTGTTGATTCTGTTTGCAAGTCTCGTTTTATGCAGAGCGTTAATTGGATGCCTGGATTTGTGTTTGAGAACTCTTATGTTCAGAACTCTATCGCGTATTTACGTCGATATGAGATCTTTGAGAGTATGAAACATATTACATCCTTTTGTCAGTTCTTTTTACTGACGTCCATTTGTTCTGTATTTGCTAGTCCTCTTGCTTGTTTTTCTGGTATTTTTGCTTCATGTTATATTTATGTCGCTGCACTATTCAATGAGCGTGATAAGCTGATTGATCGTATTAAGCGTCAACGTGATGCTATGCCAGAGTTATTCAAGAGGATTCGAGACAACAAGAGAGAGCTTTTGCTCTCATCTTGTGTAGTTTTTGGAGCTATCTATTTTTTGATTAAGCTCTTTAAAACTACTACGAAGTTTACGTATCAAGGAAATCTGTCTCCTACAAACATTACAGAGATTGATCAGAGGGATGCTGAAAAGAACCCTTGGTCGAACCCTGTTATGACAGAATTGCCTGTGATTGAACGTAATACTTCGTTCTCCCAACTCACCAACTTGGTAAAGAGAAATCTTTTGTATTTTAGAATTCTTAACGCCGATGATGGTGTTCCGTGCAGTGATGCATTTTTTGTTGGGAGTAATCTCGCTCTTATTCCGCAGCATATGTGGATTAAGGACGAGTTAGAGGTACAGTTTTGTAAGTATGGAGCTGAGAATCTTGGAGGAGACTTTAAGTGTATCATCTCGAAAAAACTCTCACATAACTTCGTTGGACAAGACCTATCTTTGGTTTATGTTCCTTCTGGAGGAGAGTGGAGAGATTTGAGTAGCTTTTTTCCTACTGCTTCTGTACCTGGGTCTCTTGCACGAATCGTCTATAGACGTAAGGACGGTACCTTTTTGGAGGAAACTATCCGTACCGACTATGCAAGAACCATTAACACCTCGACTGACCGTTATGACGGTTATCTCTATCAGATGCGAGAACAAACCTTTAATGGATTGTGTATGGCGACTTTGATCGCTGAAACACGCATTCCTTTTATTTTAGGGTTTCATCTCGCTGGTGCTGGTAGAGAAGGTGCTGCTGGATATCTAACTCAACAGAAGTTGTTAGATGCTATTACTGAACTTAAGAAAAATGATTCAATTCTTGTTTCTAAAAGTTCAGGTGTCATGCCAACTAAGTTGTATGATGTCCAGTTTTTCAAGGGAGACGAATTGTCGCCTCGTTCTCCCGTTAACTTCCTTGAAAATGGAGGATCAATGCGAGTTTTTGGTTCGTGTGAAGGTAAGACTACTAATGTCTCTAGCCTCGTGACCAAAACTCCTATATCTCCACTTGTAGAGGAAGTTATGGGTGTACCCTGTATTTGGGGTGCACCAAAATTTGCTCCTAAGGATGCTGATGGTAATCGGCAATTTTGGAAACCTTGGCGTGATACCTTGATTAATACATCGAGGCCTAGTGCTGGTTTGCCGCCGTTACAATTAGAATGGGCTGTTAAAGATTATCTTAAGCCTATTCTTTACCATCTTGAGCATTCTCCAAGTTTGCGGAAAGACATCCGACCTTTAACAGGAATGGAAACTCTGTGTGGTGTTGATGGAAAACGTTTTTTAGATAAAATAGTACCTTCTACATCTGCAGGATATCCTCTGACTGGTCCGAAGTCCGCATACATTACGTATTTGGATCCTGAGCATTACCCAGAATTTAATTGTCCTGCTGAATTGGACAAAAAGTTCTTGGTGCATGCTGAGGAAATGGAGCTTGCTTACTTGCGAGGAGAGAGAGCTTATCCTATTTTTAAAGCTTGTCTTAAGGACGAGCCTACAAAATTGAGTAAGGATAAAGTGCGTGTTTTTCAAGGCGCACCTTTAGCTTTTCAACTTCTCGTAAGGAAGTATTTTTTGCCAGTTTGCAGACATATTTCTATGCATCCTCTTTTATTTGAGTGTGCTGTTGGTGTCAATGCCCAAGGTCCTGAATGGGATCAATTGGTTAGATACATGAAGAAATATGGTGATAATATGCTTGCTGGCGATTACGGGAAATACGATACCCGTATGCCTGCGCAAATTAATTTGGCATCTTTTAAGGTGCTTATCTCAATTGCGCGGATGTCTTTAAATTACACTTCTGATGATTTAAAGATTATGGAGGGAATCGCTACTGATATTTGTTATCCTGTCACCGCTTACAACGGTGATTTGTTACAGTTTCTTGGTACGTCCCCTTCAGGGCATAATTTGACGGTCTATATCAATTCTATTGGTAATTCTTTGATGTTACGATGTGCTTTTCGTGGGATTTATCCCAAACAAAATAAAGCATTTCGTGATGTTGCATCAATGATGACCTATGGAGATGATTGCAACGGCTCTGTTAATCCGAATTTCTCACAGTTTAATATTGTGAATGTTTCCGAATACTTTGCCGAATATGATATCGTCTTTACTATGCCAGACAAACAAGCCGAGCTTCAACCCTACCTTCACTTTACAGAAGTTGATTTTCTGAAGAGGAAGGCTGTATGGAATGAAGATCTTGGCCTGTTTGTCGGACCTCTCGATGAGAATTCTATTTTCAAATCACTTCATACAGTTTTACAGTCTAAGGCTGTTTCCCTTCGTGAGCAAAGCGCCTGCAATATTGATGGTGCCTTGCGCGAATGGTTTGCCCATGGACGTGAAACGTATGAACTACGTAGACAGCAGTTGCGTAAAGTAGCTGAGGAGTCTGATTTGACTGGAGCTTGTCGAGAGTTGGACATTACTTATGATGAT